AAAACTTGGCACTGGACCGGCACGCAGTACTCAGCCGACTACGCCTGGTATCAGTACTTCGATTACGGCACCCAGGACATCGACTACAAGGACTACACAGGCAGGGCCAGGGCTGTCCGCAGATTAATTCTTTAATCCTTTAGTCCTTTACAACATGAGCCTTCACACTGATCTACCCATTTATAAGAAGGGCTGTGACCTCTTGCGGCTGGCGTTCAACGTCCAGCAGCAAATGCCACGCAGCTTCAAGCGTACCCTGGGCGAAAAGATCACCGTGCACTGCACGGACATGCTTGACCTCATGGCCATGGCCAACGCCACCCAGGGCACCAACCGGGTGGTGCACATCCGCGAACTGCTCAAGCTGCAACACACCACCACAGTGTTGCTGCGGGTGTGCCATGACATGCGCTTTATCTCCCCCAAGGTGTGGGCTGACTCAGTGCAGCTGCTGGGCACCATTGGCAAGCAAGGTGGTGGCTGGCTCAAATCGGTTAAGGCGCCTGCAGCATGAAGGTCAAGGCCCCCATGCCCGTGCGCACATTGAATCTGGTCGTGCCGCTGGGCCACAAGCCCACCGCCATGCGCACCACAGACACCGCTGCACCCGTGCAGGCCTGGTCTGGCGCAGTTGCCCCGCTGATCGGCCCAGGCCTTCGGCGCGGTGATGTAGATAGCACGCATCAACGCAGTACTCAGCCAACAACGCCTGGTATCAGAACTTCAAAAACGGCAACCAGAACATCAACAACAAGAACAACACAGGCAGGGCCAGGGCTGTCCGCAGATTCAACCCCCTACGCATTCGTGGACCTGGTGCAAGCCTACCTCGATTGCCGCGCCACTAAGCGCAACACCGCCAGCGCGCTGGCGTTTGAAGAGCGGCTGGAAGCCAACCTGGTCAACCTGCACGACGATTTGTGCAGCGGCCACTACCGCCCCGGCCGCTCTATCTGTTTTGTCAACCTGCGCCCCAAACCGCGTGAGGTATGGGCCGCCGCGTTTCGCGACCGCATCGTTCACCATCTGCTTTACAACCACATCAGCCCCCGGTTTTACGCCAGCTTCATTGCCAACAGCTGCGCCTGCATCCCCGGCCGTGGCACCCTGTACGCTGCCCAGCGGCTGGAGCACAGCGTGCGGTCCATCACCCAGAACTGGAGCGTGCCAGCCCACTACCTCAAGATGGACTTGGCCAACTTCTTTGTCGCCATCGACAAGCACGTGCTGCGGGCCCAGATCGCCCAGCGCGTCACAGAGCCGTTCTGGTTGGCGCTGGCAGACACCATCCTGTTTCATGACCCGCGCCAGGACGTAGAGCTGCGTGGCGACAGTGCCAGGCTCGCCCTGGTGCCACCGCACAAACGCCTGATGAATGCGCCCAGCCACTGCGGGCTGCCCATAGGCAACCTCAGCTCACAGTTCTTTGCCAACATCTACCTGGACGCGTTGGACCAGTTCTGCAAACACCAGGTGGGTGCCAAGCACTATGTGCGCTATGTGGACGACTTCATCATCCTGCACCCCTCACCCCAGTGGTTGCACCAGGCGCTGGCCAGAATCACCGCGTGGCTGCCAGAGCACCTGGGTGCACACCTTAACCCCACCAAGACCATCCTGCAGCCCATAGCGCGCGGCATTGACTTCGTGGGCCACGTGATCAAGCCCTGGCGCCGCACCACCCGCAAGCGCACCCTGGCCACCGCCGTGAGCCGCTTGCGCACCATGCCCTCTGCAGACGTGTTTACGGCAGGCAATTCATACCTTGGGCTGATTGGCCAAGCCAGTCACGCCCACACCGATCGCGCCACGCTGGCCAACGTCCTGCTGAGGCGCGGCCATGCGGTGAAGAACGACTTTTCAAAGATTTACAGGAGGCACACCCCATGAGAGCCAGCCCCACCGAGGTGGTTGAAATCCAATGCGAAGTCAAGCGCCAGACCGACAAAGCGTGGCTGGTGTTTGACGGCGCGCGCGAGGTCTGGATTGCGAAGTCGCAGATCAGCGATTACGTCGAAGAGCAAGGCCAGATCAGCAAGAAGGTCACCAGCGTGTTTATCCCGCTGTGGCTGGCACATGAGAAGGGGTTGATATGAAAGCGCAAACTCTTACAGCTGAACGACTTAGAGAGTTGGTCAACTATGACCCAGATTCAGGCTTGTTTTTTCGTCTAAAAAAGCCATTTCGTGGTTTTGGATCAATTGGTGATCAACTTGGGATATTGACCAAATTCGGCTACTTGGTATTTCGAGTTGATGGTACTCAGCACCGTGCCCATCGTCTTGCATTTTTGTACATGACTGGTGCATGGCCGGACTCAGTAATTGATCACATGGATGGTGATAGAACAAACAATAAATGGTCAAACTTGCGAAGTGTTTCCGAAAGTGTCAATCAACAAAATCGCAGAGCCGCGCAAAAAGGCAATAGCAGTGGTGTGCTTGGTGCTAGCTACAGCTCCAGAAAAAGAAAGTGGCGGTCATCAATTCGCGTAAATGGTAAATGGGTTGGCTTAGGTTATTACTCAACGCCAGAAGATGCTGGCAATGCATATCTTGTTGCCAAACGCAAATTTCATGAAGGGTGCATGATATGACCAACACCGACCCCGTAAACCACCCACCCCATTACACCAGCCATCCGAGCGGTGTGGAGTGCATCCAAGTTGTGGAGCACATGGGCTTCAACCTGGGCAATGCCATCAAGTACGTCTGGCGGGCAGACCTCAAACATGACGCCGTGGAAGACCTGCGCAAAGCCCGCTGGTACATCGAGCGCGAGATACAAAAGCGCACGCGCTTGGAGGTGATCAAATGAACGAAATATTGACCGAAGCCGAAGTGGCCGAGCTGCTTGACTGCGAACCCAGCACCGTGCAAACGCTTGCGCGTGAGGCCAAGATTCCGGCCATCAAGGCGGGGCGGTCTTGGCGCTTTCCACGGCAGGCGCTGCTGGATGCGCTGAACGATCAAGCCCGTGACAGAATGACCACCCGAGAGCAAGCGCAGCCCAGGGTGATCAAGGTGAAGCCGGTGCGACCTTGTTTGGTGGGGTTGTGATCACCCCAACCGCGCCGCCAAATCTTCCCCCCGCATAGACGCATAACGCAGGGCCATGCGGGTGTCGGCCCAGCCCATGATGCGGCAGACTTCAATCTCTGAAAACACCCAGCGCCCAGCTGCATCGCGCAGCTCAAACCAATCACAGGTTGCGCAGTGGCGCAGGTCATGCTCGGTGCAGTCAAGCACCTGGGCATAGGCAAACAGCGTGGCAAAGCGGGCGCTCAGGCGCATGGTGCAGCGGGGCTTGTCTTCTGGCGTGCCGTCCCACAAGTCAAACACCCGGCCCACCCTGGCCTTGCACCACTTCTGCATCAATGGGCGCAGCGGCTTGACCATGGGCACCACGCGGGGCTTGGTGGCGCCACGGTGGCCTTTACTGCCTTCCACCTTGATCACCCAGCGCACCATATCGATCTGATCCACCCGCAGGCGGTAGGCTTCGCTTAAGCGCATGCCGGTGGCCAGAATCAATTCAAACAGCAGGGCAAACCCTGCATCCTCGCCCCAGGCCCGCTGACGATCCGTCCGCACCTTGCCAGCCAGTGCATCACGCACGCGCACAAGCTCTGCCGCATCCAGCCGCCGATTGCGCTCCGTGTCGCGTTTGGGCTTCAATCCGGCTTTGGATAGCTGGGTAACCTCGGCTTTGGTGGGGCTGGCATAGCCGCGTGGCATTTGGCGCAAGGGGTTCACCGCCGCTTGGCCACGGCGCCGGTGGTGCCAATCAATGGCGCGGGCCAGCACCTCGACCCGCTTGCGGATGGTGCTGGGCGCCAGGTGGTCAGTCACTTTCATGCGGCCAACCCACAAATCGGCCCAGGTTGCGTTTACCTCGCTCAGCTTGGTGTTGCCCTCAGACCGGCTCACCAAATCAAGCACAGGCCGATCTGACGGGGCAATGTTTGAGTCGGCTAGGTACTGCTTGATGATCTTGGCCAAGCGGGTGTTATCGGTGCGAGTTTGGTCTTGCACCAGCAGCTCAGCGGGCACCATGCCACGGTCGAGCAGGCCTTCAAGCGTGGCGCCATAGGTCTTGGCCTCAGCCTCAGAATCAAACGTGCTGAAAAACGGTTTGGGCAGCAGCTTGTGGACAACCCGAAGCTGCCACCGACTGCCACGCGGTTGAATGCTGGCCATGCCACCATTGTGCACAAAACTCGCCTAAACGGACAAACTCGCCTAGACGGATACTTTTACAAAACCCAAAGTAGCATGCTACTAATTTGAGGCTAAAACGAACTGATTTGAGTAAAGTTTCAGCAGTTCCTTACAGCAAAATGCTACATACTTTGTAGTTCGTAACGCTTGATTTATAAAGGAATTTGATGGAGGCGCGACCCAGAGTCGAACTGGGCTAGACGGATTTGCAAGGCGTCTAGCAGCCCGCAAAGCCCCTGTTTATGCGGGTTTCAAGCCTGTGGATAACGTGCTACCCGGATCAATCCTTACAGCATCATTTTGACAGGTGTTTTGAGACAATCCAACGCACCATGAATACCTCCAATATCGCCTACAGCCCAACCCCGCTGCACTGCGACCAATGCCAGCACTGGGGCGGCTGGGCGCCGATCCTGGTGGGCGGTGTGGCGGCCTTTGACGTGCACGGCCTGTGCCTCAGCCCCAAGCACTGCAAAACCATTGCCGACCCGGCGCATGGCTGCAGCTTGTGGTCCCCAAATGCAAAAAACCCCCAACCCGTGAGGGCTGGGGGACTGTTGTTATCCATTATCCCGGCGTCGGGATAACAAAAGCTACTTTGGCGGCGCACCCTGCGCCACTGCCTTGGCCAAGTCACTGCTCACCTGGCGGCTTGACGGACTTGAACCGAAGAAAAAGCCGTTGGCCTGGCTGCTGTTGCTCATGATCCACTGCACCACCGCGCCGATCACGCTGCCCACCATCGCAGCCAGGCCGGGGTCGATGCCCAGCTTGGTGCCGGTCAGCACCAAAAAGCAGCCGTACAAGATGCCCGCAATGCTGACGTAGCTCAGCACATTGATGCCATAGCCCAAGATCAAAATGCCGTGGGTGTTGGCGTTGAACTTACGGGCGTCGCCCACGTCGGCGATGTAGGCCGTCTCAATCCCGGCGGCAATCTTTTTGTCTTCGGTGTCAAGCTGACGAAATTTGATCTTCAGATCCGCATCCACCGTCTTGATGGCCAGCAGCTGCTCAGGCGTGGCGGACTTGATGGCAGCGTCCAGGCCGTCTTGTGTGGGCGGCACTGGTGTTCCCAGGGCGTCACCCACGGCAGCGGCTGCGGCGGCTATCAGCGCGGGCACGCCACCGGTGGCAATGGCGCCAATGAATGGCAGGGTTTTTTTCCAATCGAAGTCCATGATCATCCTTTGGTTAAATCTCGGTTCCATTTGTCCCGCTTGATTTCGGCCTTGTGTGCCTCGGTCAAGTCATCAAACGCGGTGGCTTCATCCTGCGGCTGCTTGGTGTCTGCAAACTGCGCGGCCATATCCGCATCGCGCTTGTCTAGCAGTTCTTTCAGCGCCTCAAGCTGTTGCTTGATGTCATGCGGTGTCAGGGTGAAATTCTTGTCGAATGGTTTGTGAGTCATGTCACGCCAGGCCTCGCATCAAGTTGTCGGCAATGCGCCTGCTCCACCCCTTGCCGAATACCGGCCAGCTTGGCAGCGCCGTCATGAACATCAGCCGCTGGCCGTTGAACTTGCTGTTGATGTGCGGCGTGGCAGCGCAGGCAGCCAGCGTCACCGGGCCGATCACGCCATCATCCGCCACACCAACTGCGCGTTGCAGCCACTTGATGGCCTGTGCAGGGCCTGAGTTGACGGCAGCATCCAGCACGTCATATCTAATCGACTCGGGCAAGTCGTCGCAGCGGCAGGGCTTCCAGTAGCCTTGTTCATAGACGCCACGGGCGAAGTCAATGGGCATGTCGCGCATCGCGCCGAGATAACCGAAACTTGCTGCCACACGTTGTGTTATCCCGTAATTGGTTTCGCCACCGGCGTCGGCCGGGTTGTTTGAATAGCCGCCCTCGAAGCGCATCAATTGGTCAAAAGCTTGGGCGAAGTTCATGGCTTGCCCCGCTCCATCAGCCGCTCAAGTTTGGTGTCCATCTTGTCAATCGTCACGCTGATGCGCTGCACCGTTTCGCGCAACAGCTCACGGGTTTCCGAATCAGCAGAATGCAGGCTTTGCACGTCGGCCTGAATCAGCGCCACATCGCGTTTCAGGTCACCATAGGCAACCATGCCCATTGCAAAGGTGGTGATCACACCGATGATCAAACTCAGGCTGATCTCTTTTTTCAGGTGCCAGCCTTGGTCGGTCTTGCGTCGATTGAGTTTGTCAGTCGCAATGTCGATCTGTTCGTCCAATGCGGCAAAGTCGCTTTTAGTCAAGTTGCTCATAACACCTCAGTGATGTGGTTGTGATTCGGCGCAAAGTAGTTCAGGTATTTCGCCACCCAGAAAGCCAATTGGCCCCGCCAGCCGGGTTTGAACAGTAGTGATGGGATTCGCATAGACACCGTGGGTTTGCCCTTTTCAGGCCATGCCAAGCACAGCAAAGACACTTCGGTGTAGTTGGCTATGGCATCCAGCACCGCCGTCAAAAAGTACAGTGGGAACAGCAGCCGCCAAGCACCCCCGCGCTCATACTGAATCGCCATTGGGAAAAAAAGCAAAGTGATCAGGGAAATCATCGCAATTCAGCCCTCGCAAGTACAGACAAAGCCATAGCCATCTTGCCCAGCAAGTTGACGGCAGTAGCAAGGTTGGTGACGTTGGTGTGCACATAGGCATCACACTCAGCAGGCGTGTGGTTCAACAGGTACTGAATGACGGCCTCAGCCTTTGACGCCTGCTTTGCAGCAGCATCTGTGGCCTGCTGCGCATCAAACGCGGCTTGTGCAGCCGCCTCCGCAGCCGTGACCACATGCGGCACCCACTGGCTACCGGGTGGCAGCACGTCATACGGGCCAAGCGTGATGGCTGACCGGGTGACGTTGCCTTGCGCGTCGATTTGGTCGTAGATCATCATGCTGTCACGATGATCGTGTTTTGCACACAGTTAGCGTAGATAAAAGATGTTCCAGTCCACAGCGCCACCTTAATCCTAAGTGTGGTTGTGGTCTGCGCCGAGACTTGACTATTGACAGATGCAATGTCGTAAGTGGCATCCCTGACAGAACCTGAAAACGCATAGTTTGCGTTTGGCATGGCGGTGGTGAAAGTTATCGTGAAATCACCATTGGCGTTTTTGTAAACGCTAGTCACGTTGAGCGAGGCATTGATGGTCTGATAGGTGCCAACCGTGCCCCCGCCATTGAAATTGACCCATGCTTTAACAGTTGGGACAGTCACCGCACCGGTGCTGCCATTCACCGATGTCACACCGCCATTGCCTGCGGTGCCAGCGCTATTCGCATAATTGACAGACTGCGAACCCATGTCGGCAATGCCGTACCCGGCAACCGTTGTTGGTTTGCTTGAAACGCCGCTCCATGCAACAGCACCAGCCGAGGCCGCGTAATTCACCGACTGACTGCCGATGTTGGCTGTCGTGATGCCGTCAGTGATCCCGTACCCGCCAACCGTTGTCGGCTTGCCTGATACACCCGACCAAGCGACGGCGCTTGCATTGCCAGCCGTCAACGCCGACTGAGCGATCCAAGTTGGCGCACCTGTACCGTTTGAGGACAGCACTTGCCCGGATGTGCCCGCCGCACTGAAAGCTGATGCGCCCGCGCCCGTTTGATATGGCACGGCACCCGCCACCCCGCCGGTCAGGTTTGAGGCCGTAGCCGCTGACCCTGCCGACCCACTGATGCTGATGCCATAGGTAGCCGCAAGCGCAGCCCATGACGTTCCGTTGTACCGCTCCCAAAGCGATGTGCCAGCGTTCCACCGAATTGCGCCCGTGGGCACATTGGTACTGGTGCCGGTCAGCGTCGGCTCAAGGCCGCGCGCCAAGTCATTGATCGCAGTGACGATGCCTGGCAACAGGGTTGCATAAGCATCGCCGACGACTGGTTTGGTGAAATCGGTTGACATCAGAATCCCCTAACTGTCCATGAGAAATTGCCGGTGGTGAGCGCCCCCGCCAGCGTGTAAAGGTAAACCGTGAACCCGGTTGGGTTTGGCCCGCCCACGTACACCACCACGGGTATCAATGGCGTGGCCCCGTTGGGTTGCACAATGGGTGTGTCAGCGCTGATAAACGGATAGCCAAACGTGACTGCTGCGCCGGTTGCAGCCACCACCACCGTGCCTGCGCCAGAGTCATTGCGCTGCTTCACGCTCAGCTTGATATTCAGCCCGTTGACTTGGAGCAGGTTTTGCCCGCCAGCCGCCGTGAAGGTGTAGATCACCTGCACCCAGCGGAAGTTAGACGCCAGCGTTGCGGTGGCCCCGGCTGGTGCACTTGTCCACGGGCCGGTGCTGCTGGTGTTGCTGTAATTGATTTGGCAACTGGCAGTCACCGTGCCCGCAATCGGCGTGCTGTTGATAGTGACCGTGATATTTGTTGCGGGTAGCGTTGTCCCATAGTCGATCAGTTCGGTGTAACTGGCCGTGGTCAGCCCCGGCTCGATGTACAGCGGGTTTCCTGCGCTGATCTGCGCTTGGGGCGTGGCGTAGCCGTTGTTTGCGAAGTGCTGCGTCCACGTTTCGGTCGTGTTGACCGGCAACAATAGCCCGGTGCCATTCAACAACGCGTTGACCTTGGCCCCCGCAAAGGTGCTGTTGATGTTGGCCCGCAGCAAATAGTCTGGCGGCTGGTTGATAAACGCCACCGTGCTGACCGCCGCACCGTAGGTGCCTGCTGTGTCAATCGCTGCAACCCAATAGGTATAGGTCGCCGCCTGCTGTTCAAAGATGGTTGTGAATGTTGAATTGCCGTTTGAGCCGATCACCGTTCCACCGGCCCAAGTCACACCACGGCGAACCTCATAACTGTCAATTGGTAACTGTCCCGCGCCGACTGTTGGGGCTGTCCAGTAGATCAGGGCATTGTTGTCAACCACATTGGTGAACAACGATGTCACGACGCTTGGCACAGACACCGTGACCGTGTTCGACTGTGCCGCGCCATAGTTGCCGCGCACATCAATGGCTGCAACCCAATATGTCCGGGCTCCCGTCCAGGCAATCGTTTCTTGATAGTTGTTGACTTGCCGAAAGCCAAGGACAGTCGCACCCGCCCAGGTTGACCCTTGGCGAACCTCATAGCCAGATATTGCAAACGATCCGGCTGTTCCCGTCCAAGTCATTGCAAGGGCGCGGCCATTGATCGACATCACAGGCACACTGACAGTCGCCGCCGCGATTACGACAGTCGAACTCACGGGATTGGAATAATTGCCGAAAGCGTCAACCGCCGCGACCCAAAGGGTATAGCTGCCGGTCACTTGCACAGACCAAAGGTAGTTTGTGCCGCCTGCCGCCGTCAGGATCGAGCCAGAAGCCCACGAAGCGCCTAGACGGTACTCATAGCGCACCACGTCAGGATCGGGGCTTGCGTTGCACGATGCCCGAATGCCGAAGCCCTCCGGCAGTGCCACAAAGCCGGTCACCGCAGCCGGGGCCAGGAGCGCCATCGCGCCGGTAATGGCGTAGGCGTAGGCGGACACGTCAGCCAGCGACTGTTCGGCGGCTTTGTAGATGTTGAAACTGGTGAACTTGAGGTAGATCGTTTTGCCGATCAACGTCAGGTCAAGCGGGCCTGACTTCGCCAGGGCATCGTCAACCCGCACAAACATGTCGCCGGTCGTGTGGGCGCTCGCAGCCGGGTTTGTCCCGTAGGCATTGCGATTGAGTCCGGCCAGGTTGTAGGCCAGTGCGCCAGTTAAGGTCGCCGTGGTGTAGGCCAGGTACTCCGGGGACGCGCCGCCCACATAGCACAGGGTTGACAGGTTTGATGCGTCAGACGCACTGCCGCTGATCAATTGGCCGTTGCCAATACTGACCGGCAGCACGCCAGCGCTCACAGGGCCGGTAATGGTGCCAAAGCGCGCGCCACCGTAGATCATCCCCTTGTCTTTGTAGTTTGTGCCGTCCAATGACACCCACACCCGGCAGCCGCCCCAATTGGCGCTAGAGCCCATCACGGCGGCATACACCTCTAACCCGGTGAGGGTCAACGTCACAGGCGCTTCAAAGAACTTGGGCGGTGCCACATTGCCCGGCGCCACGTTGTAGTTATGCTGGAAGCCTGCACTGGCTTGCGACGTGTAGAGCGCTGCATGCGCCACACCCACCGGGAAGTCCTCGGCAATGATGGACAGGTCGCCAGATTCCGATTCGCTAACCTCGATCACCCGCACTGGCAATTTGTTGTAACCCAGGCTCGCGTCAGTGAGCGTCACCAAGTCCATCGGCTCCAGCATGGCCCGCGTCCAGGGCAGGCTGAACTCATAGGTGTTACGGATGTAGATCGAACGCTGCAACAGCAATTGCGTCACCGACCTTGCCACCGTGGCGTCACATATCCAATGAGCGCTTACCACATCAGCGCTGCGCAGGCCAAAAGCATCAATGCTGGCGCTGTCTTTGGCCTCAGAAATTTCCGGGTTGTAATAGTTGGATCGGTTCAAAAACTCGACCCGAAAATGGTTGTAGGCGTCAGTCTGTGGTTTGCGGCTAACCCGGATCGGATCGCCACCAACAGACGGCGTGAAATCATCGTCTGTCAAATCAAACAGTGGCGTGACATTCGGCGTGAATGTTGTGCTGTTGGACGTGATCGACGTATCCCCATAGGGAATCATCTTGAGCTTGCCGCCCGACCACACCGCGCCAGTATTGGTCAGGGCGCAAATTTTGGAGACAAACTCACTGGCCTGCATTTGCTCGGTCAATGCAGGCGACAGCAGCAGCCCGCTTGCCAGGCAGTAGCTTGACCAGTCTGACAGGTCATAAGCGCTCACCGAAGGAAACGCCGCCCCGTAGCGGGCATTGGTCAGCACATCAAAAGTTGCGCTGGCCGGGTTTGCATCAGGCACGCCAAACAAGCCGCCACCAGGGATGCTGTACGACAAAATGCCCTGAATCTCAAACGAATGGTTATCCACACTGGCATTGCTGCCCAGGTCGTAATCCTGCGCGTACACGTAGGAAAATCCGCTGTACCCGACAGCCTGATCGCCTGCCGCGCCACCCGTGGGTACGAAAGTGGTTAGGTACGGCCAGGTCGTTTGACTCAACGCACCACCGGCCAAGCTCATGCTTAACTGTTGCAGCGATGTTTGCGACCCGCCGCCTGACACGTACTGGTAAGTGATCGTGACCGTAGAACCAGCACCAATTGACCCATTGGCAAAGGTGTAAGCACCACCCACGCGG